GATTATTTTTGGCCGTCCTTTTCACATTTAGGTGAACAAGTTGTTACTCAGGAGGAGATTTATGCTACCAACGATGCTACTGAGAATGCTAAGGTCTTTGGTTATCAAGAACGTTACGCCGAGTATCGTTATAAGCCGTCTACTATTGTTGGCAAGTTACGTTCGAATGCTTCTGGTTCTCTCGATGCTTGGCATCTTTCACAATATTTTACTTCTGCTCCTACTCTTTCAGAAGGTTTTATCCAAGACCAACCGCCGTTTGACCGTGTTGTGGCTGTGCCATCTGAGCCTCATTTTATCTTTGATTGTTATTTTAAATTGATTTGTGCTCGTCCTATGCCTGTCTACTCTGTCCCAGGCTCTATGGATAGTTTCTAGTGTCCTGGATTGCGCTTGCTGCTAGTGCTGTTAATACTTATTTAACTAATAAGAATAACAAGAATGCTACTCGTGAAAATAATGCATTTCAAGACCGTTTGTCTCGCACTGCTCATCAGCGAGAAGTGAAAGACCTGAAAAGCGCAGGTCTGAATCCTATTCTTTCTGCTCGTGGTTCTGGTGCCCCTCAGCCTTCTTCTGCGGCCGCTAAGGTCGAACCTTATCAAGCTGACCCTTCTCGTCGTCTTATTGAAGATGAACAAATTAGATTGCTTCAAGCTCAGTCTCGTAAAACTCGTGCTGAGGCTCTTAATACTGAGCTTCAAGAGCCTTATAATAAAGCTCTTGCTGATGTCTATGGTTCTGTTGCCGGTGTTCCTGCAGTTGGTGCTAAAGCTATTGGTGGTGCTGCTACAGGTTATGGTTTATATAAAGGTGCTCGTGCTGTTGGTCGTGTTCTTAAGAAGCGTAAGCTTAAGCGTTATCGTGGTCGTGGTTTTAAGTCTTCTCGTGCTCGTTCTTCTGATCTTCGTTCTAAAGCTTTTGCCCCCTCTGGTCGTTTTAAACGTGCTTTTTCCCAATCTTGGAAAAATACTGGAGGTTTTTCAGGTGGTGCTAGTCGACTTATTCGTCGTGGTCGTTAATTTAAATATAGGAGTAATATATGCGTCGTCGTTCATTTAAGCGTTCATTTAAGCGCCGTTCTAAACTAACCAAACGCTCTTCTAAGCGTGTCTTCCGTAAAGGTCTTGGTTCTCATCGTAATAATCGTCGTACTGCTCGTGGAGGTTTTGTATTGTGAATTCTCAAGATGATACTGTTTTTCATTTCCCTTCTAATCCGCTTCGTTTTGCTTATACTGATGATGATCAACCTGATTTGACTATTTGTACTGACCTCGAGGTTACTGATATTGTCTTATTTCAGGATATTTATTATCCTGCTGATGAAGATATACCTTATTAAATTATGGCGTGCTTCAAGCCTATTCAGGCGTTTCGTAATCCTGATGATATGTCTGGTAAGCTCTTATTTTCTTCACATACACTTGGAAACCATGATTATGCTATTTCAGCTTACGGTTTGAAAATTCCTTGTGGTCAATGTGTTGGCTGTAGACTCGAGTATTCTCGTCAATGGGCTATTCGTTGTTGTCATGAAGCTTCACTTCATACTTTTAATTCTTTTATTACCCTTACTTATTCCCCTGAAAATCTTCCTTCTGATGGTTCCCTCGATGTTGTTCATTTTCAGAAATTCATGAAACGGCTTCGTAAGAAGCTCTTTCCCTTAAAAATTCGTTTTTTTCACTGCGGTGAATATGGCGATTTAACTCGGAGACCCCATTATCATGCTCTCATTTTTGGTCATAGTTTTCCTGACCGTACTTTACTTAAGTCATCGAAGTCTGGTAACCTTTATACTTCTGATGTTCTCAGCTCTGTTTGGGGACTTGGTCATGCTTCAGTTGGAGACCTTACTTTTGAGTCTGCAGCATATGTGGCTCGCTATGTAATGAAAAAGGTTAATGGTAAGTCTAAGAAATCTCATTATGAAGTTATCGATTACGAAACTGGTGAAATTATTGATTTGAAACCTGAGTATACTACTATGTCTCGTAAACCTGGGATAGCCGGTGATTGGTTTGATAAGTATCATCCTGATGTTTACCCTTCTGATTCTATCCATGTTGATGGTCGCGAAATGCGTCCTCCTAAATTTTATGATAAGAAAATGAAAGCTCTTGACCCTGCTCTTATGGAAGATATTATTGCTGATCGTTTAGATCGTTTTGATCCTTTAAATAATACGCCTGAACGTCTTAAGGTTCGTTATGAAGTTACTAAGGCTCGTCTTGCTGGTTATTCTCGTGATGTTGTTTAATTATTTTTTTATTTAATTGTCCATCGATGGACATTTTTATGGTATAATAAAATTCTTTTATCGTTAAGGAGTTATATTATGATTACTATTCAGGTTACTTATTCCACAGATGTTCGTCGTAGATGTTATTGTTGTGGTGCTAAACGTTATATATCTAAACTTGAACAATTTGGTGTTGTTAAAGTTGGTGAGTCTTTAGTTTTTCGTTGCCTTGATTCTTGCCTTAAAAAGTAGGCTACGTTGTCCCGAGCGGTAGCGACAACCGTTCGCGCACCCATCCATGACCGCTGAGGTCACGGATAAGATATAATCAACTTCTTTATTATCCTTAAGGAGTACTATCGTGCCAAAGTCCATATCTGAACCTGTATTAGTTAAATTCGCCCTTCCTCATCAGCCGTCTCCGTCTGTTCCCGAAATTGTTTTCGGAGAGTCTCTTACTGAGCAGAGTCATAAAGATTCTTGTGATATTAATCTCATTGTTGCTCGTGCGCAACATAATCCCGCTGTTTTGCTTGATAAATCAATGCGTCCTGATGTTTTTCGTGATTTTTCTGAATCTGAATCTTATACTGAAATGTTGAACAAAGTTTGTGATGCGAAATCTGCCTTTGAAGAACTTGATTCTTCTGTTCGTTCTCGTTTTGATAATGATCCTTCTAAATTGATTGATTTTGTCACTAATCCAGATAATGCCTTGGAGGCTCATGAATTAGGCCTCTTAGACTTAGATGAAGCCTCGTTAGATGCCCTTACGGCTGATAGCCCTACTTCACCCCCTCCTGCTGATGAAAAGCAGGATTTGGAGCCTGCTAAGGCTCCTGAGGCGGAGCCGAAAGCACAGTTACCCACTTGATGTAACTGTGCTGAGTGACACCAATCCTATTTTGTCACTCTTGTTTTAACTTTATGTTATAATTTAATTCTTTTAATTTTTTAGGTTTTTATCATGCCACATATTTATTCAATTTATGACTCGATGGGTAAGTTTTATTCCACTCCATTTTATTCCCGTAATGATGAGGTTGCTAACCGTGATTTCTCTAATGTTGTTATGAATCCTGAAAATCCTATGTCTAACTCTAAAGGTGATTATTCGCTTTATCGTTTAGGTGTTTTTGATGGTGATGCTACTGAGTCTGTTATTGTTGCTGATGTTCAGCCTGTTTTGATTGCTAAGGGCTCTGATTTATAATGTCGCGCACTTACGGTCATTCTGATTCTAATCGTTTCTCACAGATTCCTTCTGTTCGTCATGAACGTTCTAGTTTTAATCGTTCTCATGGTCACAAGTTTACTTGTAATTCTGGTTTGATTATTCCTATCTTTTTGGATGAAGTCCTTCCTGGGGATACTTTTAATCTTCGCTTGACTGCTCTTGGTCGTATGACTACTCCCATTTATCCTATTATGGATAATGTTCGTTTTTATACCCATTTCTTTTTTACTCCAAACCGTTTAGTTTGGGATAATTGGGAGAAATTTAATGGTGCTCAGGATAATCCTGGTGATTCTACTGATTATACTATTCCGCAGTCTGGCGCTAAGGCTTCTGTTGGTAATCTTTATGATTATTTCGGTCTTCCCCTCAACCTCGATTGTATTGTTTCTGCCCTTCCTTTTCGTGCTCATAATTTGATTTATAATGAGTATTTTCGTGATGAGAATATTTCTAATTCTTATGTTGTTCCGACTGGTGATGGTCCTGATTCTGCTGGTGATTATGAAGTTATGCGTTCTCGTAAGATTAAGGATTATTTTACTTCTTGCCTGCCTTGGCCTCAGAAGGGTACTGCTTCTTTTATCAATGATATTGGTAATTTAGCTGTTAATACTACTGCTTCTTTTGACCCTAATTCTCCCTATTATTGGGAAGGTGAGACTACTCCTGGTAAGACTCCTTCTAGTGGTTATTTAGGTTCTTCTTCAGGTGATTGGAATGTTAAATATGATGTTGAGCGTGGTGTACATGGTAATATGTATCATGATTCTACTAACAATGCTGATAATATGAAACTTGTTTCAACTTTGACTGGTTCTGTTCATACTACTGTTAATGCTCTTCGTGAG